CCTCAGGGACAACCTCGGGGTCAACCTCGGGGACAACCTCAGGGACAACCTCGGGGTCAACCTCGGGGAAAACCTCAGGGACAACCTCTGGGCCAACCTCTGGGACAACCTCGGGGACAACCTCTGGGACAACCTCGGGGACAACCTCAGGGACAACCTCAGGGACAACCTCAGGGACAACCTCTGGGCCAACCTCGGGGCTCACTATGCGCAGTTCTGGGGCCACCAGGACGCGTATTGGGTAGCGCACCACCTCTTTCCGCAAGAGGTGTTGGGTGTGACATACGCACCGAATGATAAAACTCGACTGCAAATCATGGCTGATCTGTGTTGCGGCGGGTGGCTTCATTTCTACGACGGTATCGCCCTCGTTGCCGAGAGGCCAATCGTGCGCACTGAAGCCTCCGAGCGGGATGGCCTGCCGATCCACACACTGCATCATCCATCACGGCCAGCAATGGAGTTCTCCGATGGATATGGCGTGTGGGCTTGGCATGGTGTCCGCGTGCCGCAATGGATCATCGAGAAGCCCGAGACAATCACGCCCCAGGGCATCTTGGCTGAGGGGAATGCCGAGATTCGCCGCGTCATGATGGAGCGATTTGGTATCGAGCGTTTTGTACAGGAGTCACAAGCGACGATTCTCGACCGCTGCCCCCAACACCAGGCAGAACTACTGACGATTGATCTGCCTGGAGACCCGGATGGCAAGCTGACGGCCCTCAAGTTGGTGGACTTTTCGCCTAAGCCTGATGATGGCGACGTGGCGTACAAAACCTACGTAGTGCGCGTCCCGCCGAACTTCACACGGGCATTGGACGCCTTGGCGTGGAGTTATGACATGACGGCAGACGAGTACGTATTGGCGAAGCAAACCTAACAGGAGGACGCAAATGTCTGAAGAAGCGACTGAGCAGTACGAAGAACAAGAAGAGCAGCAAGCCCCGCCGAGGAACGGCGGAAACGGGCACAGCCGGTCAGTGGTTAGGCGTGACAGCCTGATCCCCGAGCCGGTACAGATGCTCGCGAACGAAGATCCCCGCAAGGGCCGATATCTTGAAGCGATGATGGTCTGCAACGCGAACTTCATCACCGAGGGCGCACGCGGCAGCGTAGCGAGCACCTACTTGCTGATGACGCGGGCGGCAACACTGAAACTCCCGTGGGACTACGCCGTCACGGTCATGTACATGACGCCGGACGGCAAACTCGGCATGGAAACGCAGGCGATCATCGCCGTACTACTGCGAGATGGTTTCAAGATCGAGTGGCGCGAGACGACCCCCGACAAAGCTACGGTCTACATCGAGCGGCCACGCGAAGAAGGGCAAGAGAAGCCTTTCGGCATGGAGGCGACGTGGACCAAGAAGGATGCCGATGGCATCATGATCTACGCCAAGGGCGGGCAAAAGCCTCTCACGCAGAAGTTCAACTGGGCGGGCGACAAGAACCGTCAAGTGATGCTCCGCTATCGCGCTTTCATGGAGTGCGTGCGGCTCGTGGCTCCCGACAAAATCGGCGGCCTGATGAGCGAAGATGAACTCGCAGACGCATGGGAGCGATTGAATGTGATCGACGTTACGCCCGTCACCGTCGAGCAGATGGAGGAGTCATCCGGGGCTGCTGCGGCGCACGAGATCGACCCCGAGATCATCCCACCAGAGGAAGAGACGCGGCTCCGCAAAGCGTTCGAGATCCTCAAGGGCGGAAGCAAACAGGCCACGGAGTTCCTACTGGCGCTTCAGGGTGAGATGCGGGGCCGGTCGGATGACTCATGGAGCCTGCCGCTGCCCAAAGACCCCGACGAACGCCGCGAGAAGGTCAAGGAATACCGGCGAGAAGTTGCGCACCTACGGATCTCCTCGAAGATCAACGAGATGGCGGCCCCTAGAGCCAAAGGGAAGCCAAAGAAAGACCCGATGGCGCAGGCGAAGGCTGACAAGCCAGCCGAGCCGAATGAGGACGTGTATGCCGTACACGTAAATGGGCAGGCGGAAGAGGCTGAGCCTGTCGAGGAACCACAACCGGCCCAGGCCGAGACAGCAAAGAAGGAGGAAGAGGCTGAGACATTTGAACTTGACCTAAGCTTCTGAAAAACCAAAATCCCATGTTGAACTCCATCACCCTAGAGAACTTCCGCAGCCACAAGAGCACGACGCTGGCGCTCTCGCCGAAGCTCAACGTGCTATTTGGCTACACCCACGCAGGCAAGACCTCCGTGCTCGACTCGCTGGCTTTCGGGCTCAACGGTCGCAACCACTGGACCGACGCCCGAGGCCGTGGGGCGCAACGCCTGATCCGAGACGGGGCCGACGAACTCAAGATCACTATCGAGACGAGCTTCGGCACCGTTGAGCGCGTCTTGGGGGCTAAGCAACACACACTCCGGGTACCCGACTGCCCCATTGACGGTATCGAGGCCCGGCAGGCGATCCTGCTGACGAAGCACCTACAGACCAATGCCGAGACCTTGGAGTCGCTGCTCGACATGGCGTCCATCCTCGATCGGCCACCCAAGGACCAACTGAAGTACATACTCAAGGCGTTGCGCCCGGACAAGATCGAAGTCAGCGATGTTCTCAAAAATGCCGGGATCGGCAAGATCGATGACATCGAGCACCTGCTCGACCTTATCAAACACCGCAAGGAGACCGTCCTTCGCGACCTGAACCGCGAGGCCGGGGATCTGGAGGCAAGCCTCAAGGTGCCCGTTGAACTGCCGGTGTGGCCGCTGAAGAACACGAAGATGACGGAGGACGATGTCCGCCAGCGCGTTAAGGAGCGCAAGGCACAGCTCCAAGCGAAGCGTGACGAGCGGGCGGGCGTCCAGACGCTCATCAATAAGGACCACAACATACAGGCCGAGCGGGCGAAGGTCAGCGATGCAGAAGAAGCGGACGAGAAGGCGTATCAACAACGAAAAGAGATGCTTGCGAAGTACGACAAGCAGATTACGGTGGCGAAGGAGCGGCTCCCGGAGCGCGAAAAGACGGTTGCGGACCTCCGGCAACAACGCGAGAATCTGATCGAAGTGCGGGCTGACGCACAGGGTCTTATCAAGGCCGCTGCGGAACTCGGGGCGAAGTGCCCAACATGCGACCAACCCTGGCCGCCTGCGGCCCTTCAGAAGGCACAGAAGCGGCAGGAGAAGGCGAAGCAACAACTCGCCGTCGCCGAACAGGCCGTTGCCGAGAAGACGAAGGATCTCCAGGTGGCCGACAAGGAACTCACCGAGGCACGCGAGACCATCGGGCAATTAGAGGAGTTGCGGCGCGTGGCGCTCGTCCAGATCCACCGCTACGAAGTGTTGGTGGCCGGAGAGACTGATGAAGTGATCGCCCTGCGCGTTGCCGACAACGAAAAGAAGTTGGCGGTGCTCGACGGAGAGATCAACGAACTCGTGACACGGGTTGAGGCTGGCGAGGACGCGATCCGAAAGATCGAAGCCTACTATGCGGCAAAGACGGCTGCCGAGAAGGGCAAGCAAGTCCATGAAGATCGTGTGCGGGATCTGCGGAGTCGGCAGATCCCCTACGAAGAGCGCGTGCTCGAAGACCTGCTCAAGATCCGCAAGACCATTCTCGACAAGAAGGTCGCCACATTCACAAAGTATCTGAACGAGGCGATGACGAAGATGGAACAGCCGGAGGCGCAGTTTGATTTGGAGGCGGGCTGGATGGCGCTCGGTAGGCCGGCGCGGTTCCTCTCGACTGGGCAGGCCAAGATCTGCTTTGAGGCGGCATATCGGTATGCTCTCGCGCAAGTCACGGGCGTATTACTGATCGTGCTCGACCACTTGGCTCCGGTCGATCGGGCCGTACAGACGGCTCTAGTGCGCTTCTTCTACAAGTCGGGCATCCAAACGATCATGACGTGGACGCTCGAAGAGAAGCCGGGTGTAGGGGATGTGAAGCCGTGGCCTGAGTGGCCTCCCGACATTCACCGATACTGGTTCACGGATGAGCCGGAGGGTTCTGTGCCGAACTCGACGGTGGAGCGGATCGAAGTGTATCCGAGAAAGGCGGCAGTATGACGCGCCCCATCACTCTCGGCGAATGGACCGGTGGCATCTGTGCCGCTGGGGCCGTCGCCCTCTGGTTTCTCGCCACAGCCGACCGCAACGGCACCCTGCTTCTGGCGTCGGCGGTCTTGGCGTTTGGGGCGATCTCAGCGTTCTTCGCGGCAACGATCGGGCTGGACCGAGCGCTCGTGGCGTGGGTGAAGATGCTACTGAAGGAGTTTGAGTAGTGCAAGTTCGGGGCGTCGGTGGGTTTGGGTTCGCAAGGTTCCCACAAGAGGCCCACCGGCGTCCCGGAGCGAAGGAGTAGACGATGACCGATGAACAACTTGACTACGCCGAGCAGGTGATCGAAAGTATAGAGCCACTCGTGCGTGGCTACTTCGAAGAGAAAGACGTGGCGGCCCTCAGGGCGCTACTAGATGACTACAAGAGGCTGCGTACACAGGCCCGACGTTCCCGCAAAGGGGACTACGACGCCGCGACCGGAGAAGAGCTATGAGCTATCTTCAGATCCGCTGCTGGCTGCACGCGCTTTGGATGCTGCAACGGATATTGATCGGAAGTCCTAGGGACTCAGTACGGCGTCTCGCAGAAGAGCGCTGGACCCAACTCGATGCCGAACTGCGCGAGGAACTCGACAAACTGTAGGAACGTGTACGTCGTACACATGGAAAGGAATCCAATGAATCCTAATCTCTGGGTCGGTGGCTACTTCTCGCTCCCACACAACATCGCACCCCTCCTTCAAGCCCTAAGTGGCTGTGAAGTAAAGGTTTTCCTATACCTGCACGCCAGCTATTGGCGAGCGATCTACCACGGCGACAAAGTGACCGTTACATACGCCGATATCATTGAGGCGACCGCCGTGAGCGAGCGTAAAGCCAAGGCCAGTGTCAAGAACCTGCAATCGCTCGGGTTTCTGAATGTCGATACGTCGGCAGGATGCGCTAACTCCTACGAGACCAAGACTTCTTGGGTGAAAGACAAGAAGATCATAAAGCCCAGTATCGAAACCGAGGATCACGAAACTGCACCCCTAGCAAAAACTGCACCCCTAGCAAAAACTGCACCCCTAGCAAAAACTGCACCCCTAGCAAAAACTGCACCCCCCGTAGAAAGTGCACGGGTTAAGGCAGAACCCCCCGTAGAAAGTGCACGGGTAGACAGTGTTTCTATATTAGAAACACCTTCTATAGACAAACCTAACCCCGATTCTGAAAATCCACCACCGGATCTTCAACCAAACCCCATCTACGAGAACAACCTTGTACGCGGTATCGAGCGCTACGTCGAAGAGTGGACCGGCAATACATCGAAGGGCTTGATCTCGCAGTCCTGCCGGAAACACCTCCGCGATCAGGAGAAGCGCATCTCGGACGAAGACCAGGGCACCGAGTGGCGTGAGAAGGTGACCGCGACCGTCAGGGAGTACCTAGAAGACCCAAGCATCGGCACGCTGAGCCAGAGGCTAGAGAAGTGCTGGGCGTCAGCGAGCGTCTACCACTCCGTGGCCCGCGACAACAGCCACAGCAGTCACAGTAGCCAGCCGAGGCCCGAGATCGTCCGCAGTCCATTCGAGCGGTACCTCCGCGAGATTGCCGAGCACGGAGGCGTGCTACCGGACACAGGCGGGAAGATACCAGACTGGCATCTGCACAAACTGGAAGCCTGGAGGTTGGATGATGAATCCGGCTTCCGTGATGAGTTCCGTGGGCTGTGTGTGAAGGGGGCCATGTTTGGCTCCATCGTGGAACGGGCTTGCATTGCCGCTGATGAGCGCAAGCGCCAACGCGGGGGCGGTGGTAGCGGCGGATCGCATGTACGGCGTACACACGATTCTCAGGAGCCGGGGCGGCGGATGACGCGAGAAGAGTTTCAGCAGGCGTGCAGGGATGCGATCCACAAGCGAAAAGCCGAGAATTTGGAGAAGGACCGAGGATGCCAAACACAAAGTACACCCACCTAAGAAGCGTAAGTAAAGACCTTCCCAAGTGCGGGATGGTGACCAGGGAGAATCTGACCAGCGAGATTCAGGAAGCTACCTGCAAGTGCTGTTTGCGGATCAAGGCCACCCCGGAGTCGATTGCAAGGCTGTTTGAGTTGGACCAACGGATACAGGCGAGGGCTGCCGCGAAGGGGAGGAAGGTACCCAATGATGGAGCGAGGCAAGTGAAACGTTTTACCAGCTCCCGTTTTTTGCAGGAGTATCCAGATTGACAAACTACGAAAAGTTTCTGGAGTCGAAGCGTCAGTACGGAGCGGAGGCCGGGTTTAGCCCCATATGGATGCCTGATTGGATGTTTGACTTCCAGTCATGGCTCACCGAGTGGAACATACGTAAGGGTCGGTCTGCGAGCTTTGCGGATTGCGGCATGGGCAAGACTCCGATGCAGTTGGTTTGGGCCGAGAACGTCGTGCGCCATACCGGGAAGCCCGTCCTGGATATCACCCCGCTAGCCGTTACCCGACAGACGGAATCCGAAGCGGCCAAGTTTGATATCGACGCTAAGCGGTCCCGTGATGGCCGAATCGAAGGGGCGCGGATCTGGATCACGAACTACGAAAAGCTGCACTTATTCGAACCGTCGCAGTTTGGGGGCGTGGTGTGCGACGAGTCCAGCGCCATCAAGTCATTCGATGGGAAGCGCCGCTCCGTCGTGACGGAGTTTCTCCGAAAGATCCCGTACCGCCTGTTGTGTACCGCTACCGCAGCGCCTAACGACTACATCGAGCTTGGTACATCCAGTGAAGCCCTCGGAGAACTGGGCTACATGGACATGCTGAATCGGTTCTTTCGTAACGACAACAATACGAGCGACACGAAAGGGCGTCTCTATGGGTCGGGGCGCGGTTGGCGATTCAAGGGGCACGCGGAGCAAGGCTTCTGGCGTTGGGTTTGTTCCTGGGCTCGCGCCATCCGCAAGCCCTCAGACTACGGGTTCAATGACGGCCCGTTTGTACTGCCGGAACTGATCGAACAAGAGCACGTCGTCACCACGCGCAAGCTAGCCGACGGAATGCTGTTCGCACTACCGGCAACCAACATGCGTGAAGAACGAGAGGAGCGTCGCCGAACAATACCGGAGCGCTGCGAGAAGGCGGCTGAACTAGTTGTCGGCACGCGCAAGCCCAGCGTCATATGGTGCCACCTGAATGACGAGGGAGACTTGCTAGAGCGGTTAATCCCAGGAGCGAGGCAGATAGCCGGCGCGACCGACGACGACGAGAAAGAGGAACTCTACGAGGCGTTCGGATCGGGGCAACTCGAGAACCTCATCATCAAACCGAAGATCGGCGCATGGGGGCTGAATTGGCAGCATTGCGACCACGTTGTTACTTTCGCGAGTCACAGTTGGGAGCAATACTATCAGGCCGTCCGACGCTGTTGGCGGTTCGGCCAGAAGAACCCCGTAACAGTTGACCTGATCGCCACCGAAGGTGAGCAGGGCATCAAAGAAAACCTACGGCGCAAGTCCGATCAGGCCGACAGGATGTTTGCATCTCTTGTCGATCACATGTCGGAGGCGCTTGCGATCGACAGAACCCACGAGTTTACCGAGAAAGTAGGAGTACCTGCATGGCTGTAAGACACCAAATAACGACGGACAAGTACGCCATCTATAACGGCGATTGCCTGGATGTGATGCCAGCGTTGCCCGAGGAATCCGTTGATCTGTCGATATACTCACCTCCGTTCGCGGGCCTCTACCACTACAGCTCAAGCGACCGCGACCTATCGAATAGCAAGGACTATGGGGAGTTCTTCGCGCACTACGAGTTCGTTGTACGGGAGTTGTTTCGGCTGACCCGGCGCGGCCGCATGACGGCGGTCCACTGTATGGACGTTCCCAGCGGGAACACGGGCCGCGACTACTTAATAGACTTCCCCGGTGACATCATCCGGCTACACGAAAAGATCGGGTTCCGCTACGTTGCCCGCTATCACGTTTGGAAAGAGCCCCTGACGGTACGCAACCGGACAATGACGAAGGCCCTTGCACATAAGAGCCTAGTCGAGGACTCATCGCGGTGCACGGTCGCAAGCGCTGACTACCTATTGGTGTTTCGGAGAAAAGGCGAAAACGAGATACCCATCGAACATCCCAACGGCCTGACGGAGTACGCCGGATCGCGACAGGTTCCATCCGAATTACTGCGATACCGGGGATGGCAAGGAAACCAAATTGAGAACCGCTACTCGCATTGGATATGGCGTCAGTACGCCTCTGCGTTCTGGGATGACGTGCGCCTCGACCATGTGTTGCCGTACCGCGCCGCCCGTGATGAAGAGGACGAGAAGCACGTTCACCCCTTGCAACTGGACGTGATCGAACGCGCCCTTCAACTCTGGTCGAATCCAGGGGAAACGGTCCTGACGCCCTTCATGGGTGTCGGTTCTGAGGTATACCAGTCCGTCCGATCGGGACGCCGAGCGCTGGGAGTCGAACTCAAGGAGAGCTACTACCGCCAAGCGGTTAAGAACCTGAAGGCCCTGGAGGAGTATGAAGCCCAAGAACAGAAACAGGCGAGCCTCATCGCTCAACTCGCCTGAGGACCTGAGGCGGTACGGGCATGAACAAGCCCACAGAGAAGAATGGGGGCCGAATCCTCCGCTATGGCATACGGCACTCGCGCAGGCAGACTGGGAAGCGGAGGCATACTTGACCGAACTACAAAGAGAAACTAATGAACAAGACATCCATTGAGTGGACCGATTTTACGAGCAACCCCATCCGGGCGCGGCGGCAACTGACACCAGCGTCGAAACCGAACATCGGCCACTACTGCGAGAAGACCAGCCCTGGGTGTAAGAACTGCTATGCTTCTGCTCTTCAGAAGCGCTTCGGGATGCCGTCGTTTTCCGAAGCGAGACGCGAGGATGTAGAACCCTACCTGGACCGGAATGAACTCCAAAAGCTCTTGAAGCGACGAAAGCCCTGCAAGGTGTTCCTGGGGGACATGACGGATATCTTCGGGGATTGGGTGCCGGATGAATGGCTGGATCAGATCTTCGCTGTGATGGCGTTGACGCCGCACGTTACGTACCAACTTTTGACTAAGAGGGCGGAGCGGATGCGGGAGTATTTCGACACGGACACATATCGTGACGACATTATCGCCATGAGAGCTAAGGAATTACACACGTCCGTCAGTCCGTTCAGGCTCCCAAGCGGGAGCATTTTTGATTCGGCGCGAGTCGCAAAGAATGAACGCTGGCAAATTGTAACATGGCCGCTCCCCAACGTCTGGCTAGGCGTCTCCTGTGAAAACTACGAGTACGCCGCCAAGCGAATCCCGGAGCTACTACAGACCCCGGCGGCTGTGAGGTTCGTGAGTGCTGAGCCTTTGTTGGGGACGGTTGACTTTCGGTTTTTACCAGTACCGAATGCTCCGACGACACACACATGGGACGTACTGAAGGGTTCAGTCTACGACGCCGGACAGTGGCCGGTGGACGCGACTGATCGCCTCGACTGGATCATCATCGGCGGCGAATCAGGCAAGGGAGCCCGGCCCTGTGATCTAACCTGGATACGCTCGATTGTTGAGCAGTGCCAAGCGGCTGGAACGAGTTGTTTCGTGAAACAGGCTGGCTCGCGACCGATCGACTCAAGCTACGAGGCGGGAATATTTGCCGAGCGAAGCATCGCAGCAGCAAAATCCATCGGCTCTGATTACGTCGGTTTCAACTTGGTGATATTGAAGGATTCCAAAGGCGGCAACCCCGAAGAATGGGAGCCCTGGCCCTGGATGAGAAAGAGGGAATTCCCGGTATGGAAGGATGGAAAGTGACTGAGCTAACACCGCAGCAGAAACAAGAGGCTACCATCCGGTTCGCGAAGGCGATGGGGTGGGCACTTCCACCGCACGGCGAGGGCTATCCGGCGTTTTGGATGATGACAGCACCGGACTGGCTCCCGAGGCCGTGTTTGCGGCGAGACTCCAAGTCCAACGTAGAGCACTGGGACCCCTGGACCAGCATAGCCGACGCGGTGGAGTTGGCGGATAAGTTGGATATCCGGTTCAGGCGCTTCTGGGGGGGCCCATATATTGCTGACGCCAAGGGCCGTGCTGGTGAAGCTCAGCCTGACCTCTGCACGGCCATCTGCACTACAGCCCTGGCCTACCTGGAAAAGGAGACCGAACATGACAGAGGAAGCCTTCATCCAAAACTGGCAACGCCTCAAGGATAACCTCGAAACCGGTCGGCTCGACGATGCCGCTATCGCTTCGCGCTGCTCCGAGGCGTGGGAGGCCTTTTCTCCCTATCCCGACAATCGCTTCGAAGCGGCTGTCCGGGCCTGTATCAACGATGAGAACCGCCGTTTCTTCCCCACGATCGGAGAGCTGCGCGGCTACTTCGATGACACAGCACCGCCGCCGGATACGTCGGACCCGGAGATCGAAGCTCTCATGAAAGACCCCGAGCGGCGCGAACGCCTGCGCCGCGAGACGGAAGAGTGGCGCGAGAACGAGTTCAAACCGGCAATGCAAAAACTTCTCGAAAAGACGACAATGCCGAAGGCCGACACGGATGGCGAAGAGTAATGCACCACCGAATCTACCCACCAGCATCGAAGCGGAGCAATGCGTGCTAGGTTCCGTGCTCATCGACGACACGATGTGGCCGCAACTCGCAGCCCAGCTGCGGGTAAACGACTTCCATTTGGAGAAGCACCAACGCATCTTCCGCAGCATGATCCGTCTCGCGGGGCGCAACAGTACAATCGACGACATCACGCTCTCGGAAGACCTGCGAACCCAAGGGGAACTCGCATCGTGCGACGGCGTGGCATACATCGCATCGTTGACGGAAGGCTTGCCACGGCTCTCTTCGCTCAAGGACTACATTGCGATCGTCAAACAAAAGGCGCTGTTGCGACGGTTGATCCTAGTGGGGGAAGGCGTTACTGCGCGAGCACTTGAGCAGATAGCACCAGGCGAGATCATCAGTGGGGCGATCACGGCGCTGGCGCAAGCATCTGATTCCATCGGCCTCGGTCTGCGGTCGCTGCGGGAGTTGGTGCAGGGAGACGTAGGGCGCTTCGTGGGCGACCGGCGGACAGAGGATGCAGTCGATACCGGCTTCGTGGGGATCACCAATAAAATCGGGGACCTCAAGAAGGGTGAGCTTACGCTGTTGGCGGCACGACCCTCGATGGGGAAGACAGCGCTTGGCATGGACATTGTGGCGCGGGCGGCGGCGCGTGGTAGCATTGTGGCCGTGTTCTCGCTGGAGATGAGCCAGACGGCGCTAATTCAGCGAATGCTGTGCAGTCTTGGGCGCGTGAACCTGTTTCGGATGATGAACGGGTACCTGGAGCCGGAAGACCGCCGCGCTCTCAACGTGGCCCTCGGACGCATGATCGACTGGCCAATCTACATTGACGACCAACGGACGTTGAGCGTGCCGCAAATGACGGCGGCGGCAAAGCAACTCCAGATCACGCGGGGCCTCGACCTCGTGATGATGGATTACCTGCAATTAGCCTCGCCTGGTGATGTGAGCCGCAATGCGAATGAGAACCAGATCATCACCCTGATCTCGAACAGCCTGAAGCATATGGCGGGGACTCTGAACATTCCCGTGCTCGCGTTGTCGCAGTTGTCGCGGGAACTGGAGAAGCGGAAGTCTGACGACCGGAGGCCCAAGCTGAGCGACCTGCGTGGCTCAGGGACGCTGGAGCAGGACGCCGACCTGATATGGTTCATCCACCGGCCAGAGATGTACGACAAAGACCGCTCGGATCTGCGGGGCAAGGCGGAACTGATTATCGCCAAGAACCGTAATGGGCCGATCGGCACGGTGGATCTACGGTTCACCAAGGAATACGCCCGGTTCGATGATGCCGTAGTAGGCGATGAAGATGAGCCGGGCGTGCAGTACGAACCTGTTGACACAGATGATGAGGTGCCATTTTGAACTGGAAGAGAGTGCTGTTTCTTACGTGTATGGCATGCACATGCTACGGACTTGGCGTGCGGCGGGGCTACTTGATTCACGAGCAGATTGAGCAGGCTGAAGGCTTCCTGCGGATTCTGTGGGCCGTACTGGGGGCGCAGGGCGCAATAACTTTCAAAGCAAAGGAGCGTATCAGATGTCAGAAACAACCGATGTAGCAGTGATTGAGCAAGTGGACATTTCTCCGTCCAGTGATCTCGTGAACGTCACGCTGTCAACGACGAATCCCGAGCAGGTTGGTCCTGCCCAACACCAGTTGCGGCAGTGGCTCGATCTCAAGATGCAGGTGATTGAACGGGAACTCGGTGAAGTCAGCGAGGCGCATGAGATAGCCAAGCGTAACCGCTGGGGGTCACGCCGGGCGCTGGCGACCCAGCAGAGGCGTCTCGGCACGGATTTGACGTTCTACGAGAAAATGGCGGACGCGATCGACGAGGGCTACCAGATCTTCCCGGCGTTTCCTGCCGACCAACAGGAGATCATCGCCGTTCGGCGAGTATACAATATGCCCTGGAAAGTCGGCCTTGAGAAGGACGTAAACAAGGCAGAGGGCGAGGGCCTGCCTAGAGGCGAGGGTGCCTACTATTCCGGCCTGACGATTGTTCGGCGGCACACGGAGTGGGACAAAGACAAGGAGACGTTCGTAGATCATGGGCACAAGGTCACAGGCGGCCTCGACGACGAACTCATGTGGCCCGTCCTCGCCGCCAAGCCGAAGTTGATGGAGGCCGGAGAG